TCTTTAGCGATTTCTGTTAATGCAGGTATGTTGTCTTCATATCAGTATTTAGACGCTATAGCTTTTACAGTAGTCTGATTAGTCTCTGGGTCTAATAATTTCTCAAAATTAGAATAATCTTGTTCTGTCCATTGATTCTCCGTAGTAGTTTCTTCAGTTTCATCCTTATAGATTCCATCCTGTCCTTTGTTTACATTACGATATCATAGGATAGATGTATTAGATAGTTTAGTAGAATTAATTGCAGGTTTCTCTGTACCTTTTCAATCTTTACCAATTGAACCATTCCAATCTAGGTATTCTACATAATCACCATTAACTCATATAACTATTCAGATATGTCAACTCTCTGGTGCAGATTTAGAATCTAGGATTATAAGGTCTCATTTCTTAGGCTTGTATCATTTACCTTCATTAATAAGAGACTTCTTTCTATCTATACTAGATAAGTTTCAGATAGTGATTCAGATTTTAGGGAAATAGTACTTCTGGATTCATGTTGCACATTGTGCGTTTCATAATTGTCAGTAATCTAAATCTGATAACAATCAGTCAACTACTTTTGCCAAGTCTTCATCGTTCTTAACTGCTATCTGGTTTCAGTTTTCATCCTTAACTGTAGATGTATCAGTAGTTTTTTTAGTAGTAGTAGAAGTTCAGTTCTTAGCTTTATATTCTTCTAAGGCTAGGCTGTCTTTTTTAAGCTGTAGTTCTTCTTTCTTAAGTTCATATTCTTTCTCCCACTGAGTATTAGCAACTTCATTTTTATATCTATTATATGCAGCATTATATCTATCCTCTAGGATTGACATTTGATTCTGTATCTCCTGTGATTTATTAGCTACATATGCATTTACTAGATAATCTGGTACGTCTCATTTGAATTTGCTATTAGCCTCATTCCTAAGATTCTTAAGCCTGTTCTTCAATATAGCCATATCCTCTTCAATACTAGCCATTGTTTCACTAGCTTGATTTGCTGTCTGATTCTCTGCTAACGCATTATTCACGTCCTTTGTTATCTCTTGTGAGGTCTTAACTCATCATGCATTAGAATTAGCGAAGTCTGCTATTGAGTTGTTCACAACACTCTGCCCATTGTTATCTGTGTTAATCTCCGTTCAATTCGCAATGGAAGTAACTGTGTTTTGAGCCTTTAATTTCTTCTGATATTGTTGTACCTCTGCCCATCTTTCTGGAAATTGTGATTGGAAGTCTCTGAGAGCTTGTAAGTTAGCAGGATTGATTCATTCATTTAGAGACATTGCTATGTTCTCATTAGACATACTTGCTAACTCATTCAGATTTGCTACTCTTGATTCTTCCATAATAGTATATGGACTATTAGCGTCTGATAGTGTATTTATTCATTCCTTAGGATTACCTTCCTCTGCAGAAGTTTTACCATATATAGTACCACTGTTGTCTTTAACTATTCAGTAGTCTCATTCTTGTCATTCCTGTTTCTGCTCTTCTTTAGGACTCATTTGTCAGATTCTCTTCCAGATGGCTTCTATAGTATTCTGTCTGTCTGCCTCTGTAGAATTAAACCATCATTTCTGTGCTGATAAGTAGTTAGCAACATCTTCTCTACTTACCTTTCATTCATTATATAAAGCTGAAGCTATCATATCGTTTCTCTTAGCAAGATATCATGCTTCCTTAGTTTTGCTAGTCTTTACCTCATTACCAAAAGTATAATTAGGGTCTAATCATGCTGTAGTAACATTAGGGTCATAGTCTAATTCAGAAGTTTTTACTCATTCTCCAGTATATTTCTCATTCCTTCATCCTTTGACTGACTGCCATTGAGTATTAGAATCATCTCAATATTCATTGAAATGCTCATTAGCTCATTGTGGTCATACTCATGGGATATTAGGGTCTCATGTGTACTTAGGATTAATGTCTTCTGGTCTATAGTCACTTCTGTATGCTATAGGGTCAATAACGTTATCGTCTGGTCAGTTGACTATATCATACATTCTATCAAGTGTCTCATCTCAGCTTTTTTTTGCCATCTGTTATATGTTATAAGCTAAATCTTTATATTCTACCATCCACCAGTTAGAGTTACTTGCCACCTCAGAAGTAATATCACTACCATTCTGGTCTTCTAAGATTAACTCTAGCCAGTCTCATACGTCTAGGTCACATTCTACATACCCAAATGAGGTTATCCTCTTTATTTCTCATGGAGTATTCCATTCCCAATCGAATACTGCTCTGGATATGGTCTGATTGCCGTGATGCTGTACCACGAAACAGTGTATCCTAGTAATGTTTGAATCTATATTGTTGAACTGTTCCTTATGCTGTATCACATATCTTCATTTCTTCACTATCTCACAACTCTTAGGATTCAACTGTGTATGTCATCAAGTAGTTACATATTGTCAGTCTATATATGAGTTTACAGTACCTGCAGGTTCGAAATCAAGTCTGACTATATTCGGTTCTCGAATCTCTATGGTATCTGTAGGAGTACCATCCAATTTAGTTCAGATTATTAGACTTCTACCTGCTTTGTCTGCATAATACTTATTACTACGTACTAATGTATCTCTTAGCGTAATGAACTGGTCATATGTAGCGTGCCTGTCATTATTAGAAATAGGATACTGTCATGGTATCGCATTATATTCGTGCTGTCAGTCTTCTAATGTCCGTTGCATTGCTAATTTATATCATAAACATTGTTAGTCTTATCTTTGCGGTGATACTTAATATCTATCTGCCTTACTATTGGAGTAGCGTGCTGTGCTGCCTCCTGGTCTGCTGTGTGACTATCTGGTGCTGTATACCTAGTAATCACTATAGCATATGTAATCGTCTGCCAATCAAACTTAAATGATGATTCCTTTCACGCTCATAACTGATTAAATGAGTTAGATTTTTCAGTTCTAGTATCTACGCTATCCTGTGTTATATGCATAACATGATACCATCAATCTGCCTCTGTGAATTGACTTGTACGTCTCCATCTGTTATTAGGTGAAACATATACGTCTATCTCTCAGTTGAAGTTTGTAAGTGGATTAAGCTCGAAGTTAAGTCTGATTTCATCCAACATTTTAGTTACTGTACCTCACTCTCTACCTTCAAATTCACGAGATATTAATACTCATTGTGGCTGATATCATTCATCCTTATAAGTAATAACGTCTCAGATTTTGCTCTCTGGTACAGGTAATCATGTATCTATCACTCTCATAATATAGCATCCGTCATCTACTGATACGTATAAGTATCATTGGTTCTCACATACTCAGTATACCTGCTGATTATTATATAGTCACCATTTCATATATCACTTATCGAATCCCTGTGGATTATATGTGAACTGGAATAATCCATATGCATCTGCTATATAGAATTTACCTGCCCAATATGCTGCATTTAGTCATACTGGTCATACGAAATATGGAGCTTTAGTATTTACGTCTAATGGGTCTAGTCATGCTCTCTGTTTGAATAGTTGTACTGGAGTATCTCATACTAGCTTGTATAAGTTTACGAATCAGTCTGTACCGTCTATACTTGATACATAGTAGTCTATACCATTAATATTATATACTCTACATACTCTTACTCAGTGTAAGTCAACTAGATTATATACAAATGTATTTCTTAAGTTGTTGTTACCTTGGTAGTAGTACACCTGTGTATTCCATCATTCATCTACACACCATACCTTTAAGAACTCAAATGAAGCAGTTAATCATACGATTGTAACTCATGCCTCATAAGTCCATACCTTCTTCCATCCTGTCTGTCAGTTAGTAGTGATGTCTGGAGTTCATCATGTAACTGGACTATTCTGGTCTAGTTCTGGATAATATACCCAAACCTCTGAATCACAAGCAACTACCAATCTTGAATTGTTGTAGTTCAGAATTGCTGTTACTGCTCATTTCATAGGTCATGATAGACTTGGAGTCTCAATAGATTCATCTGTAGCCTCTGGATGGTCTTTAGGTTTAGATAGATATGCATTTGCTACGTCTCATGTTACTGGTACTGCACTCATAATAACTTCTCAGCTCTGTCACTTAGCAGCATACCAGAAGTAGTCTTGGAATACTACTCATGGACATACTCTGAAATGTCTATTAGGGTCTTGTGGCGTACTTCATCATGCAGTTCATCATGCGAAGAAATTATACTGATTGAACCATCTAGGTTGTGCAGCTCATTCTACGTTTAATGCTACTACTCAGTTATCTCCCAGACTTGTTAATTGACATTTTCAAAAGTATTCAGATTTATATGCCTTAGTAGATAGTTTTAGTCAGTGTAATTCATCATCTGTATTAATATTGGAGCTATACTGAAAACTATGTTCCATTCAATAATACACGTCCATAGCTGTACCGTCAGTCCAACTTACTTGGTTAATTTCTCATGTACTTCTTTTTTCTCATACTGCCATAATTCTGATTAATAATGACTAAAATATGAAGTATTAGCGAAATCTTCATCTACTGGTCTCTTATCTTTGTTTAGTCAGTATATATTATCATGTAATGTTTCTTCAAATTGTTGCTTATAATATGTAGCTAATTCTGGGTTCTCAGCTTGATAAAGTCTGAATGTAATATAGTCCTCAATAGCATCGAAGAAATACCGAGGTATATTCAACGTACTTAGGTCTATAGCACTATCTCAGAATGCTTCATCATATGTAAGTAATCTAGCCATATAGTTATAGCTTAGTGCTAATCCATTATCTACATTATTATCTGGTGTAGGATAGATTTTGATTGTATCCTTATCTACAAATGTGAATCTAGGGTTTCTCTTAGATATTCTGTTCCATATGATAGGTTCTCAGATTTGTCTACCATCTGTAGGTCTAATATTATAGTCTCATAAGTTTATTAATTTACATACTCTGTATAGTGGCATTCAGTCCTTATTAGTTCCATACGCTACTCTTAACTGAATGATACTATAAAAATCTGGTGTGTTTAAAGCACCTAAAGGTAATTTATATTCTGATTGTCATTCATGGATATCTGTAATAGCATTAGCTACGTTCTGTTTTCATGATACATATTCCATTATCATCTTCTGGAATATTAGGTATCACTTATTGAACCATGATAGCCATACTTTCTTATTTACTTGGTCTCATCATCTGATTTCTTCTGTACCCCAACTTTCATACATATCTGCTACTGTTGCCATCTACTGCTTTTTAAGAGATAAATATCAGTCTGATTACTCCACTAGATAGGTTTCCCTACCTAGTGTATGTAAGCAAACTAACTAGCTATTAGTCAGAAAGATTTTCTTGCCATGCATAGTCTGTTCCTGCTCTTGTTTCCATTCTAACGATGAATAGGTCGTTAAGAACAGCACATCCATACATACATTTCCATCCTACTGTTGCTCTCTGATTCAATGGGTCTTCAGTTCCTGCAGCACCAAATGGTTTGTAGAAAGTTTGAAGATTTTGAAGTGTACCTACTCAGTAAGCTCCTTCTCTGAAAGCATATGAAGGCCATACTAAGAAGTCTGGGTCAGAGTCTACAGTAATAGGTTTAACGTTGGCAGATACGTAGATATCGTAGTTTACACCACTTGTTACGAATCCATCTTTAACTCCTTTGAAGTCTTCATAGATTAGTTTGTTCAACCAAGTATTAGTAGAAGATGATTTAGCATAATCTAAGAATACATTTGGATGCATAATAATCTTGAATCTTTCTCCAGTTTGTCCTTGTGATGCAAGGAATGTAGTAGCTTTTAATACTAGGTCTAAGTCCATAGTATCAGCAGCTTTTAATTCACTTCTCTGAGTAGCAGTTCCTGCGAAAAGGCTACCAATAGAACTATTCAAAAGTGAGTCTTGAATGAATTCATCGATAAGTCTTCCTGCATTGTTAGCCAATTCTCTTCCTTGTGCAGCGATGATTGGAAGTAATGTTTCTACATCAAGTACATCTGAGATGATTGAGTAGTCTCCTAATTGAACAGGTACTGCAGTTACAGTTTTAACTACATTTTTGTGTCCGTCTGGAGTAACTCCTTCAGTCAAAGCAGCTTGTGCAAGAGTAGTTTTCATAACTCCTAATCTTGGCCAAGTAATTGATTTGTATCCTACGTGAGATGCTTTTACTCAGAATCTCATGAATACAGTAGATGGTTCACCATTCTCTAAGAATGATTTTTTAAGTAAGTAAGTAAGGAAATCATTTACGTTACTAGCGTCACTAATGTTTCCAGTCTGCATTTGGTTTGCAGCGTTCTCTGTCGAGATGTTAAATCTGTCGAAAGGCATAATAAATAAATGTTTAATAAGCTAAAAGTATTTAGCTATCCAACATTAATTATGATACCAAGATTGAGTTTTAGCAAACTTAAGTAATTCTTCAGTGTTCATATCACTAAGTTTCTTTCCCCCAACCTCAGTTGTTGGATTAGCTCATGCGATAACACTTTTAGGTCAATCATTATTAGCTGTAGTATCAGTCTGAGTAGCAGTCTGAGTTACTGTAGCTTTTCAGTTCTGTCCCTCATATAAAGATGCCATATCTTCGATACTTAATGAACTGTATTTGTCAGCAAATGAATCAAAGTCTCATTCGTAACCTCTACTCTTCATCATGTTTCCAAAGAATGATTTTTTATCTGCAGCTCTTCCTGCAATTTCAGCGTCTAATTTTGCCTGTAGGTCAGCCATTTCTTGACTATGTTTCTCTCTCAAAGCAGCATATCAAGATTTTTTCTCACCTTCAGTGTTATCAAGTTCCATATCAGTCATCTGATAATAAATAGAATGTAAAGTCAGAGCATTCTACAACTCCGAATTGATTTTAAGTCTTCAACTTGACTACGATTGATTAGTTTAACGTCTTGCAACTTCGGACGAGATTATTTGAGAGTCTAATCTACTCATTCAACTTTTTCTCAACGCATGATAGCCTCAGCTTTCTGCATGGCCTCTTGTGCTTTCTTTACGTCTTCTGGGTCAGTAGTGATTACTTTTACAAGTCTCTCCATCTCTCCCATACCTTGTATTAAAGCTCCAAGAACTTCATAGAATGAGAATCCTTCAGTTTTAGCATTGAAACAGTTATCTTTAGCAAGTACAATGATACTTTCTTCCTGTTTCTTCATTCTTTTTTCCATGCATTTAAGTAGGATTTCCCATCATGCACTCTGAGCTAGTTCTTTTACTTGCTCAATCTCTTCATCTGTGAGGTCATCGAAGTTCTTTTCTTCTGCCTCTGTTTCTTCCTGCTCTTTATCAGCAGTCATTAATTCTTCTTCTAAAGCCATAGTTAGTTATGCTTATCAAATAAAATGCTTTTGTTGTTCTCGATAATCCACTTCATAGGCTTACCATAAGTAGTTTCTAAAGCTGACTTTACTTGGTCTAAGAATAGTGTCCTATCGATTGTGTCCATTCACTCTGTCATGATTGCTATATCCTCCTTAGAAAGCATATCTATTCACTTATGATACTTCTTAAGGAAGTTATGAATCATTCTCCTGTAGACTTCTTGCTTGTATCTCTTCCTCTTAGCTCTATCTATGTCCTCTATCTTGATTTTCTCCCTATAAGGTTCTTCCTTGATTAGGTCATTAATATCTCTAAGAATCTGCCACATGATTATAGTCTCTCAGTTAAAAACTTTTTAAGCTTTTCTACCATTTCCATGTCTACATTGTGTTTCTCTAGCCATTCTTTGTCCTTCTTGAACACGTCTGAGCTAAGTCAATGTGACTGAAGATATCTCCTAATGTCCTCTGGTAGCATGAACATTGGAACTGGAGCAACCTGTGCCTCAAATTTTATTCTTCACACAGGCTTAACTATTTTTGAACCACCAACGTCTCCAATTATGTTTTGAACCTGTTTCTCTATCTCAGACTGAACGTTGTTCGTCTCAGCATTCGCAACTTTGCTCTCTGTATTTTGAGGGATGGTAGTAACTGGTTTTTCTTGTTTCGAATCAGTCTTTTTTTTAATGACGATGTTTCTCTTTGGTTTAGATGCCATTATGTAATATTATAATATAAAACTATCACATTCAATTAGACACGTCCAGACTCTGCATTCATCATACGTTCAGACTTGTTCATCTGTTTCCATGACTTCATACGTCATATCACGTTCATGAATCTACATTATCTGTTGTACCGTAATTGATTTTAGTTAATGGATTCTGATTATCTTCTCATGCAGATTTGAAGTCTGTAACCTTTGGCTGTGCAGCCATATTCATCTCTTCACTACCTAATCACTGTCTAGCTATGTACTGTAGTGCTTGGATAGCTCTGAATTTAGCATCAGTCTCATCTGCTTTGTTGTAGTACCATAGTCTCATCTGTAAGTTACAATCCACAGGAATGTAGATTGATACGTCTTGATTGAGAAGTAATACGTCTTGTTTACACTGGTACTCTTCCAAATCCATCTTAGTAACTGAATCTATCTCACTCTCATCTAATCCATTATAATATGCAATAGCTCTTTGTATATTATTTAATAGGAATGGAGGAGTCTGAGGGTCGTTTACTAGCATTTGATACTGCTCTTGGTATGCAGCCTTCTTCTCTTGATAGATGATATCT